AGGTCCCGCCGCGATTCGTCAGCCTCCAGCCTTTGTTGCAGGCCCAGCAACGCTTCCCCGATCGCCTCGCTCGCAGTTTGATACGCACCCGAACGGATCATCTGGTCAACAAGCGCATCCTGCTTTGCCGTCAGCGTAATATTCCGCGTTGTCATATCGAGTCTCCTGTGCCTCGACACTCTATAACATTCCGCCTTTTTCGCCAATCATTTCGAGATTACGCTAAGCTAAATCACCGTAAAGCTCAGCGCTCCCGCACTCTCCAGCGACACATCAAACGTCACACCACCGGCATAATCGCCCTTGTAATCGAGTGCCGTGATCAAAAACGCCCCCTGCACGATCCCGAAACTCGGCACGATGATCTGCCAATTGCGGATCACGCCATCGAAAAACACCTGCCGCATCTGCGCGTCCGATGTCTCGTCGCGAAAAACACCCGACCCGCTCACACCCGCCCGCCTGATCCCCGCCCCCGCGAGCAATTCGCGCCAGCGCCCGCTCGATTCCTGGCTCGTAATGTCCACGCTATCGGCGTTGAACGTCAGCTGCCGGGTTCTCAATCCCGCAACCGTGATGAATGCGCCCAATCCGTCATCCAGCTTGAGCAACAAATCTTTCCCTGCCTGTGCCGCCATGTCTCCCTCCTGTCCAAAATCAAACGATGACTTCGGTAAGCGCCTGAAACCGCACCAAGGCGCGGCGCAAACCGTCTTTTGTTGGTCGCCCGACCTCATGAGCCGTCACCCGCAGCAACACGACGCGATGTCCGCTCACCGTCGGATTTGTGCCGTCGAGCACGAAGGCAATCCGCGCGGCGATGCCCAGCGCCTCCGCATCACCCCCCTGCCGCGACCAGACCGACAGTGCAAAAACATGCTCGTGACCGCGTGACCCGCCCGCGGACCAATCCCGCGCCGACGCATCGGCAAAGGTCACATAGGGCGTTTCCGCCGTTCGCGGTGTCTCGTCATAGATGCGCTCGCCGCCGAGCAGACCGGTCAGCGTCGTGTCCAGCACCAGAATACTGCGTATTGCGGCCCGCAGCGCCAGAATGGGACTGTTCATGCCCGCATCTCCTCGCACAGACACACCAGACGGCGCGTCATATCCTCGGGGTCATAAACGCCCCGGATCGCGAAAACCCGCGCGCCTTTCTTGAACCGCATCGATGTATCGAGCGGCGACCGCCACCTCACTGTCACGCGATGCGTCAATGTCTGCCCCAATTGCTGCGCTTCCTGTCGCTGCAAAGCACTCAGCGTCGCAACATCACCCCAGAGCGACGCCGCCTGTGTCCAGTTTCGGGTGACACCACCCGCCGAATCCGTCGTCTCGACCGGCGTTTCAAGCACAAGCCGGGCGCGGAACGCCCCGATGGAAATTTTCGCCATCAGAGCCTCCGTGTCGCATACGGCGTCAAAAGCGTCAGCACCGTATCGGGCCAATTGGCCGCCCCGCTCACCGGAATATCCCCCCGATTTTCGAACCAGAACGTCGCCAACAGACGAATGGCCAAGCGAAGCGGCTCGGGCACCGTCGATCCCGAAGCCCCATACCCCAGCGTGCAATCAATCTCGATCCCCGCAATCACCCGCCCCGGTGACGGCACCGGTCCCGTCACAATCAGGCGCGGCGAGCGGCTCGAATTATCAACCAGAAACGTCGAGGCCGGGACGCTTGTTGCAGCACCCGCCGCGTCGTAAACCCGCGCCGCGGTCACCGATTGGAGTGGTCCCGTCGGCAGCCGGATCAATCCGCCCTGTCGCCATTCATCCAGCACCACACGCCAGCTTTGCGTGATCAAGATGCGTTTGGTCACGGCCTCCACCGAAAGGCGCGCCGAAACGATCAAAGCATTGATCACAGTATCATCCTCCGACCCGTCAATTTTGAGCCAGAGCTTCATCTCCGCGAGCGTAACCGGTTCCAAACTTGGCCCCGTGAGCAGAATCATGTTCATATAACCCCTCCTTGATTGCAATTTGGTTCTTGATTGACCGATGAGACCGAGCCATGCGGCCTTCGCCACCTGCCCTTGCCCTCTTGATGACCTTGGGTTCCGCGACAGCCGCATCCGCAATCATCAAGGGCGTCCCCGCCCCTGAGTCTGCGCGCCATGCCGTCATGATTTTGGGAGACCGCGGCAGCACCTGCACGGGTGCTGTCCTCACGCAAAACATCATTCTCACCGCGGCCCATTGCGTGACAGGCTCAACCGCCTATCGCGTCCACTTCCGCACGCCCGACAACACACCAATCCTGATCGAACCGGCATCCATCCACATCCATCCGGAGTACAATGCCGATGCGATCAAAAAACGGGTCAAATCCATCGATCTGGCGATTGTGACGCTTGCCGAGCGCCTGCCTGATCAATTCTCGCCCATCGCACGCGATCCCGAGTGGCAACCCGTCCCCGGCAATCCCGTGACCGTGCTCGGCTATGGCCTCGCCTCCGAAACAGATCGTAAATCGCTTGGAACCTATCGCAGCATCGATCTCGCCATCGTCGAACCTTACGGCAAAAGCAGCATCCTGCTCTGGCTGTCGGCCCCGCAATCAACGAACGGAAAATCCGGCGGCGGCGCCTGTCACGGCGATTCAGGCGGTCTGATCCTGGCGGACGGCAAACTCGTCGCCACCACCACCTGGACAACCGGAACCGGCAAAGCCGAATGCGGCACCCTGACCCAAGGCGCCCTTCTAGGCCCCCAAAGCGACTGGATCGCAAAGTATATGAAGCGATAGGATCCGCCATTGGCCGGGCGAACCCGGCCAATGACATCACCACCCCTGTCAGATCAGGACGTGCCGCATTTCAGAAGCTTGATCGCGTCGAAATCCTGAACCCCGCCACCCACGCGCTTCGTCACATAAAACAGAATGTAAGGCTTCAGCGTGTAAGGGTCGCGCAGCGAGCGCACCCCCATCCGGTCGACGATCAGATAGCCACGGTTGAAATTGCCCAATGCCACCGGGAACGTATCCGTCCCGATATCCGGCATATCCTCCGCCTCGACCAACGGGAAATTCATTAGCGTCGCTGGCTGGCCGATACTTGCCGGCGGATGCCACAAATATTCGCCCGTCGTCGCCTTCAGCTTGCGGATCGCGGCCTGCGTTTTGCGGTTCATCACAAAGGTCGCATTCTGCCGGTAGCCTGCCTTCAGCGCATAGATCAGATCGACAAACGCATCCGACGGATTGGTCGCATTCAGTCCGCCAGCAGTGCCCGTCACGATATAACCGAGCCTGCCCCACGTCCACGCACTCTGCGCCGATTTGAGCGTAGCCATGAAACCGGAAGGCTTGTTAACCCCGTCGCCAGTCACGAAAGCGGTGGCCTCCTGCTCGGCAAACACCGTGAAAATCTCGTCCGCAACCCATTGCTCGAGGTCAATCGCAACATCATCCAGCACGGTCTGCGTCGCCGACGGCATCGCATAGAGTTCCATCGCCGGAAAATTCAGCTCCGCAATCACCTGCGAATTCGTCTGCGGCCGCGCCGCCGTTTCCGATACCCATCCCGCTGTCGGACCGGTCGTCGAATAGGCCTTCTTGAAGAGCGATGTCGAAATCGTCCGGACCGACGCAAGCGACCGGATCGGTGACATCTGTGACATTCTGAACAGGATTTCCCGCTCGACCGGCGGCGTCACCAGAAACCCTCCATCCGGCCCTGATCCCCCCGAAAGCGCCTTGAGTTCCAGCGCCTTCAACCCCGCCGTCTCGCCTGTTCGCAAATAATGGTTGAACGCCGCCTTATGCGCCAGAGTCTCCGCATTTGTTGTCACCCGCTCCGCTGTCTCGAGCATCGGGCGGCGTGTCTTCAAGGTCAATTCGTCAAGCCTTCGCGTCGTCTCGTCCAGCGCCCTATCCATTCTTGCGAGCTTCTCCTCGGTCAGCGCATCAACGCTTTTACCCTGCTCGAGGCGCACAAGCCGCGCATCATTCTCCTGCTTGTAGGCATCGAATGTCCGCATCATCGTGTCGGTCACCGGATCATGTCCGT